TTGCACCTTTCTTTTTAAACTTAACTGAAAGGCCAGTATCTCCAAAAGATACTTTTTTTACATTTCCTTTCTTTGACTTAACGTAGACGTAGAATTTTTTACTTCCACCTCTTTTAGGTTTGTTAAGTGCAACCTTTTTTCCTCTGTATTCAGCTTCGGGTATGTAATCTACTGACGCTTTAAGCATTTCAAAACCATTATAGTCGAAACTTTCGTTTTGTATTGAAACTGCTTTTCTTAATTTGTCCATGTTTATGTTACCCCCTATCGACTCTACTAGTTCTTTGATCATATCAAAGTCTATCATCTCGTCTATAGAAGCTGCTTCGTCGATTAGGTCTTCATTTTCGATCATTTCATCGATTACGCTACCTATTTCGAACAGAGGATTATAATTAGAAGATACCATTGGTAAGTCTAATGGTACTTTAAGTCCATTGTAGTCACCATATTCTCCTATATCAGTTGTTTCTAAAAGCTCTCTATCTACTTCATCTAACTCAATAGCTTCGTCTCTAAGAGCTTCTCTTGCTTCAGCAAATAAACGTATAAAGCTATCACTAGAATAACGGTAGACATGCTCATGTAAAGAGAGTCCTTTGTGAATGTGGTACTGTAGTGATGGATATCCTATAATGTCTTTTAGTTTAATCATAATTATTTCATTTCTGGATGAAAGAGTAGTTTGATTACTTTAGCATCTTTTGAGACTAACTTACCGTCTATCTCTACTTCGATAGGGTATGGCTTAAATTCATCAGCCCAATATGCTATAGTATAGCTCTTATCCTTATTATTAGTTACTAACAATCCTCTATTGTACTTATCTTCTTCAGCTTGGAGTACCATTTGTTTGTCAATAGGTAGAATTACATCTCCTAGTAACTTTACATTGCCCTCTTCGTATCCTTCTCCGTGGCCGTCTTCTTTAAGTAAAATATCTGTTAGTTTCATAAGTTAAAGTCTTTTCTATAAAATTTTCCTAGAATATTATCATTAATAAAATTATTTCTAGAATCTAATACTTCATTTATAAATAGGTGCTTACATTCAAAATATGTTAGCTGCTTCTTATTAGGTACATACTGTAGAATTTTTTTAGAAAAAGCTGTTGGGCCGTCAGTTTTTAATAATTCTTTTATTTTAAGATGAGAACCAAAATAATCTCTCCAATCAGATTCAGTAATAATCTTTTGCTTAGCTGGGGTTCTTCCTCCGATTCCTTTAGCTTTTCTTTCTAACCTTAAAGCCTCTAGAGCTCTTTTACCAAGTCTTTTATTTCTTTCGAAAAATAAAACTTTTTTTCCAATATACTTTTGATTAGTAGCAAGATGCGTGACTAGATAGATAAATCCGTAAGTACCTTCAGGCATATCTGAGATTTCATTTACTATTTTATTTTCAAAAGTCCAAGTTGGGTCTGTCATAGTTTATTGTATTTTAGTTAATACTCTGTAAGCATGTCCGAAATCGTGAAATTTTTCTTCTACTACTACTCCTAAGTTAAGCCGTACTGATTTGTAAGGAGTGTGGTCATCTATAAATAATGATTTTTTATCTATAAGTTTATTTACTTCTATAAACTCTCTTAAAAACTGTTGCTGATTAAGGGTTAGTTTTTGAAATATCTCTATATTAAAGCCTGTTTGTTCTTGAATTTGTTTACCTGTAAGTATAGTTTTTAATCTCAGTCTTACTATACCGGTAAGGTACATAAACCTGTACATATAATTATTAAACCGAGGTGAATAGGTATAGTGTTTTAGTGGTGTAGTGTGATCACCTTTTAATCTGTGTTCATATTCATCTGAATTAAAGTTTCCGTGCAGGTCACTTGGTATTTTTTCTCCCGGTGTATACTCTTTTTCAAACGCATCTATCAATCTAGGGTTATGTGATATTAACCCGAAAAAGTGTTTAAGCAGAGCTTTTCTGTCGTTTGTATTAAGTGTTCTATAGTATTTTTTAAGTACGTAGAAAATAGAGTCTAAATGATCAACGAGCTTTGTAGGTATATTTATTCCTGGTTTTGTTTTTGAGAAGAGGGGAGTTCCGTCTGGTGTTAGCCATAGAAGTTGATAGTGTGGACAGATTGCCTCGGATTCTACGTTGAGACAAAATGGTTCCTTAGTAAGTGTATGTTTTGAATGATTACATAATCTATGCACTGTTGGGTCCCAAGAAATTTCTTTAGGTAAAACAACAAAGTCTTTTTGATAATCATAACACTCAGAGTACTCTTTTATAAAAAGCTCTGTTATATTTTTAATATGTTTGTATTCCATAACATTTAATAGTAACTAACATTTCTAAAGTTAACTTTTAGACATCCTGTTGAATCATCTGCAAAAGTTAAACTAGCCATTTTAAGGTAAGCATAAGGATTAGTATTATGAAGAAGCGTTCTATCACCAAACCCTATCCAGTTGCTTCCGGATGGACTCATTGAGTTACCTCTTTGACAATTTAAAGCATATGGACCAAAGGTATCTTCTTTTGTGCCCCCTGAGTTAGTAAATACATTACTACTTTTAGTCCAAGTACCGCCGCTCCAAAGTTCGACTGTTAAATTTATCTGTCCGTATCTTTTATTTTCGTACCACCATGCAAATAATTCTATCTCAAAGTCTGTCGTACTGCCGAAATCACTAATTAGCTCATCTTGGTTTACAAGTATTTGAGCGGTTCCAGGTAAGTTACCATTGTCGGTTACATTACCATGAGCAATATAAATATTGCTATTAGCCAAAGCTCCGTCTTGCCATTGGTATCCAATATGATAACGTAGTTCATCAGCATGATCGATTGCACCTTCTCCTACGTAATTAATATCAGAAATCCAGTCGTAGGTTCCATCGTATGTTGCGTTACCTGTAGTATCGGGTGCGAGCCCAGTTAAAGTAACTAGTTTGTCTCCTCCGTTGTGATCTGTGTCATAGCTCCATTTAATGAGATATGAATCTTGTCCTAGGTCGGTCCAACATTCAGTACCGTCTGCCTGTATATAGCTCTGTTCGTACTTTGGATATCCTTGAAATTGATGAGATGAAGATATTTGATTAGAAGAGTCTGTTATTACTCCGGTAATAGAAAAGTCAAAGTATTCAGCTACTGATGCTGATATAAACTCGTTAAAGTTACTGGCTGACATTGAGTTACCAATAGAACTGTTTGATACTTGTACAGCTCCTTCTATAGAGTGCCAGTCTTCAGAACCTGTTTTATACATATCTATTCCTATTATTGCTCGAGAGTTTGTATCGTATCTAACATAGTAGTTTACATAGGGTATAGAACCGCTTACAGATAATACATCGGAAGGGGCAGTTGTATTTACCGCGGTTACTTCACCATCGTTATCTATATTAATTGCTATTACGGAAGATGTATTTAGCGCGGTACGTATAGTATACCATTTGCTTCCTCCAGAATAAAGTTCATTGGAATCTAATCCATCATTGTCTTCTGTATAAAATAAATCGCCGACTTCTATATCATCTACTGTAGGTGCAGGGTTGTTAGATAGTACGTAATTAACATCTCCGGTTCCGTCCCGCCATTCGGTATCGCTAATAAGGGATGCTTGAGGGTTAGCATACCCATGCCCTTCTAGTCTATTAAATTCAAATGGACGAGTTCCTATTGGCATACTTTAGTTATTTAAGTTTATCTTCTATTGCGGATAATCTTTGGTCTATTTCTAATATTGCTTTATGCATATGAGCTAAAATAGGTTTAGTATCTAAAGCTAAATAACCGTCTTGTTTTTTATGTACTGCGTATGAAAGTGATTCTTCAACTTCTTGAGCAATAAATCCAGCATCTTTTCTTCCTTCTAACTCATATTCGTAAGATACGAACTTTTTTAAAGTTTCCAAACCTTCTTTAATAGGTACTATATTATCTTTTAACTCTCTATCAGATGTTGTGACAAAGTTATTAGCTGTTACGTTACCGCTGAATGTTGCAGTAGCTGCAGCAAAATTACTGTTTATAAAATCAAATGTAAACCTAGTGTGAGTACCTCCACTTCCGTCATAGTCTCTTAAGTACCAGTTCTGTGTAGCGTCTCCTTGAAAGTCAAAGTAGAAATCATTATCGTTAGAATGGAATCTTGCTCCTTTATTAGCACTACTAGGATCAATTGCGTTACCTAAATATAAATTAGCTGTTCCTCCATCTCCTACTTGAAATCCATTAAATTGAGGATATGAACCGTTAACGTGCATTTTAAGATTAGTAGATCCTGATATTGTATTTGCGTCTGTAAATATTGCTATTTGTTGACTTGCTGGAGTACCAGATGTATCTACTATACCTGTTGCAGTCGTATATCCTGCTCCGTTAGTAAGCTGGTTATTATTAGTTACATTAGTTGCACCATCTGCAACGTTAATTAATGTTCTTACTTGAGTTGCTGTTAGATCTTCTACGTTACCGGTACCTGCTGTTACCCTACCTAATATATTTGCAGTAGGTATATTTTGCATCTTAGCATATGTCACTTTATCATTTGCGATAGTAGTTGCTCCGTCTCCTGACGATGTAACATCTCCTGAGTGGTTAGGGTGGGAATAATTATTAGCTCCGTCTTCTACATTAATATCAGATCTTACTTGAGCATAAGATCTACCCTCTAGTCCATTTGCAGTAAATTTAGCATAGTCATTATCTGCAGCATCTGCATCATCTACCTCAAGCAAGTTATTATCAGCAATACCTATTGTTTGCTGTGCTAGAACATCTGTTCCGATTTCTAGATCTAATGCTGCTTTCATTTCAGCTGCAGTAAGAGCTTTTAAAGTATTACTATCGTTGAATCTAGCAAATTCATTTGCATTTACAGTACCTGTAGTATCTACAAATCCACTTACGTCTATATCGACTTTAGAAGCAGAAATGACTTGACCTTGCCATCCACCGGCTATATCAGCAAAAGTAACATCATCGGTTGTACTTAATCCTAAATCACTTCTTACTTGTGTTGCAGTTCTACCTTCAACTTCTGTTCCATCAACTCTTAAGAAATCATTATCTGCTACTGCATTATTTGCTGCTAGTATATTTCCATCTGAAATACCTTTTGTTAAACTTAAATCAGATCTTACTTCAGCATAACTTCTACCTTCTAAACCATTAGCAGTAAATTTAGCATAATCATTATCTTCAGCATCTGCATCATCTACTTCTAATAAATTATCATCCGCTATTCCTATTGTTTGTTGAGCTAATACGTCTGTGCCTATTTCTAAACTTAGATCAGATTTTACTTGAGAATAACTTCTACCTTCAATAGTATTAGCATCTGTAAATTTAGCAAAATCATTATCTTCTGGTGAACCGGAAGTATCTACAAATCCGCTTACGTCTATATCGACTTTAGAAGCAGAGATTACATACCCTTCCCAATATGCCCCAGTTATATCGTTACCTCTTACGAATCCTCCACCTAAATCTAAAGTACCGCTTATATAGACAGAACCAGTAAACGTATGTGTATCACTATCTTGATCTCCAAATATATTAGAGCCGGTAGTTAGTAAAATAGAAGAACTTACAATATCAGAATGTAGGTATTCAAATGAAGCTGAAGTTGCTGTTATAGTATCTGTTACAGTTAAATTTCCTGTTAATGTATCTGTAGTGTTAAGTAGATAAGAGGATGTAGCTGCATTCAAAGCTTCAAATCTCACGTTACCAGAGCCTGAAATATCTTCTGCTATTTGAGCAGAGGAAGATAATAATCCATCTATCGATACAGAGCTGGTAGCTATAGTTAAATCTATAGTACTCTGGTCTTGTTGGGTAAACCTTATTGTATTAGTAGTAGAACCGGATAATGCTGCATTTATTATTCCTGATCCTGATACTAGATTCATATCTAGTTTAGTTGCATAAGAAGATGTAGCAGCTTCAATAGTATTTAGTCTAGTTTTTACAGAACCTGATTCGGTAAGTAGTCCTGTTATTCTATTATCGATAGTAGATAGAGTAGTAGACCCTGTAGCGTTGGATAGTGTTAGTTCAACAGATGTGTTATTAAACGTTGCTTTTTCAAACTTTTTGTTTAAAACATCATTTAAAGAGTTGCCTGCACCTGCTGCAAAATCAATTTTTGAACTTGATATTTGATACCCTTGCCAGAAAGCCCCAGTTATATCGTTACCTATTGCACCTCCTCCTCCTAAATGTAAAGCACCGCTAATGTAAACTGAGCCGGTAAAGAGGTGATTGTTAGAGTTACTACCGCTACCAAAATTAGTACTTCCTGATATAGTTATACCATTAAAGACTGGTGAATCAGTTTTACTTAAGTTGGATACTTGTGCATCAGCGGGATCATCAGCGTTGACTTGGTGTCTTATTAAACCCTGTCCATAGCCTGGGTTAGAGAGTGCAGAACTTGATATTAAAGTTTTTGCGTTAATTGCAGCTATATTTACAGCATTCTGTAAAATATCAGAATCATTACTTGTTATACGACTAGCTAATGAACCACTTGCTAAATTAAATGAACCGCTAATGTCACTTGCTATTTGAGCAGAGGAAGATAGTAATCCGTCTGGTAGAGGTTCACCTGAACCAGTGTCTATTAATAATGTATGTGTTGAAGCTCCATTGAATAGCTTTACTGTGTTTAAAGCAACAGATGAAGAATTATAATAAGAGCTAGTAGCGTCTAATATAGAACCTGTAATAGCTTCTAATGTGTTTAATCTAGTTTTTACTGATCCAGTTTCTTCGAGTATAGAACCTGTTATTTTTAATAGTTCTACTAGCCTTGCATCTTCTCCTCCTACTTCATAGTCTAGATTAGTACCAGCTGCAGGATGTAGTCTAAGTGTATTAGCATTTGGTTTAGATCCAGATAAAATAAATTGATTGGTACCTAATGTGTTTCTTATACTTGCATTGGAGGCAGAAGTAAATGCTCCTGCTGATACTAATCTATCTCTTATTTGAGCTGAGGCTGATACTATACCTGCATTTAGAGCACTTATTGCTGAGTTAGATAATGAACCGGAAATATCTGTTGCTATCTGAGCAGAAGAGGAAAGTAATCCAGCTTTAAGTGAACCTGTATCTATAGTAACATTAAAGGTACTACTATCATCTTTTGTAAAAGTAATTATATTATTAGCAGATGAGGCAGTTATTATACCTTCAGCAAAGTAAGATGCAGTATCAGCATTTATTGATTCTATTTCTTTTTGAACTTCTATTATTGCGTAAGAAGCTGTAGCAGCATAAGATGCTGATATCGCATGAGAAGAGGTAAAAGCGTTTACGTCGTATGATTGAGTGTAGCCGAAAAAGCTTCCTGATGTACCTCCTGCGTATAGTTTTAAACTGCTTCCATCTAGTGAGCTCGAATAGTAAAAAGAATTAATATTGTTATCAAGCTCTTGATGAGTTAATTCGTCTCCTTTTAGTAGCCTTAATTTTGGATGATGAAAATCTGCCATCTTATATATCTAGTTTTACTTGTATAGTCAATTCAGTGTCAGCTGGTTTTTGTAACGGCTGGCTAAGTTTACCTATAGCTATTAATTCATTAACATCATTATATAGTCCAACGCTAGTTATGTAGGGTTGAAAATCAGACCCGCTAACGTTATTTTTTAATCTATTGTTGCTACCTGTTAACGCAGTTGGATTAAGAGTATGATTAAATTCATAGTCAGAAACCTTAACGTGGTAGTTATATGTATAAATAGGTTGATTAGATTTCCAGGTAAGTATACCTAAATCAGGTTTAGTTTGAAAATAGAATGCAACATCTGGGTTAGTTAGTATTACTAGTCCATGAGAGTAAATTATATTACCTATATTTGTGTACTGTGAAGAGTTAATTAATTTTAAATTACCTTGTCCGTCGTCTACTATAGCTTCTAAACCATTTAAGTATCCTGCATCACCAATATCAGCTTCATCTATATACCCTACCTCTACATAATTAGTACCAACGTAGTTTGCTTGTAAACCTGCTACAGTAGCGTTGTAGGCTGGGATCATTTTAAAAGAGCCGGGTTCTATATGTGTTCCTATAATGTCACGCGGTAAAGAGTAAACAGTAGCAAAAGAAGAAAGATATCTAGAACCAGATGCATCTACTCCTTCAACAGATGTTTCAGTGTTTGCTTCATAGTGTTCATATAATTTTAATGAAGATGTATAAGAAGTGTTTATAGATGTACCTGCTTGAGCTTGTTCTAAGTAGTAGGGGTCTATGGTAGATCCGTTAGTATTGTTATAATCTCTATAGTAAAGTTGATCAATACTTTTATATGTTAGTCCTTCTTTGAATGTACCTTGCCCTGTGATATTACTATCAGATGGTCCGAAGTCAAAATCTTCATCTATGTTTATAGTGGTAGAGCTTGATACAGCTGCTAATACCTGTATTCCTAGTGGTGCTAAATTAATTACATTGCTACCAGAATAGTACCAGTTTTTTTTAGCTACATATGTGGTTACAAATGCATCTTGTGACTTTAATTTCTTGTATGCACTCATTCATTAATAGTCAAGCTTGATTCGTATTAACGATTCTTTTGTAAAATCTTTTAATAAGGGAGTAGAAAGTTTAGCTACTGCTAATAGATCATTACTGTCGTTATATAGTCCTACTTGTGTTATATATCCTTGAGGATTGTCTATCATTACACTGTGTCTAAGTTCTCCAGATCCTGTAATGTTAGAAGGGTTAGTTGAGTAATTAAATTCAGAGTTTCTAGCTCTTACAAATACAAAATTAGAAGTAAGAGTTTCATCAGATCTAACTGAAAAGTGTGCACCACCGCTAATCGCATTATAAATTCGGTTATTGTTGTTTAACGCTGTGTTGTTACTGCTAGCATCAAATCCTTCAATAAACCCATCGGTTACTAACCTATCTCCGTTTAATATTAAAATACCAACATCGGGATACATTTTTCCATATTCAGTAGAGGTGTTGTTAACTGTTCCAGCTTCCCCGGAATATAAACTATAAACTCTTCCTGCATCAACAAATGTATCGGTTGCTAGGTCTTTGCTATTATCTGTTAAAGGTAGTACTCCTGATCCAGACGGTGTAGATAGTTTTAAAGTTAAAGATCCTGGTAGAAGTTTTTCTTTAAATCTAGCTCTCTGTACAGATAAAGCTACTATGCTATTAGGAGTAACAGAGGATCCACTTTCGTCAAAAGTAAAGTTAGTGTCCTCGTCTCCATTTATTAAAGTTCTAAATTGTCCATATACTGTAGAACTATAAGAAGAACCAGATATTCCGGCATCGTATAAAGCTGAACCGCTTCCTAGTTTATTACCGTATGCTACTGCAAACTGTATTTCCTGTGATGCAGCTGTTTCGCTGTTATATACATAGTAGTAGTATTTTCCGCTATCAGCTCCTGTTTGTGTACTTGATGTATAAAAAGATGTAAGTGTAACTGCGTTATTACTCCAAGCTGGAGATGTTATTGAATCAGCACTTACAACTATATCGTCGTTATCAAATCTTCTGTATGACATAATTAGTTATTTACTTTTGTTATAGTTACTGGGATTGTTATTCTTGCTCCACTGTCTCTACCTATTAAAGTAACTGTAGTTTGTAATGTAGTTTTTGATGCTCCGAATAAAGTGTTTACCGTAGTAGCTGTAAGGTTAATAGAAGTTCCTAATACTGTCTTAGAAACGTTAGTACCTAGTGTAGTTTTTGTGTTAAGCTTTTCTGCTTCATCTGTATTTACTCCAACTCCTGTGAAGTTAGACAGTACCCTTGCATCTGCTATAGTTGCTGTATATCCTCCTGCTTCAAAAGTAGAAGTAGCTCCTAGATAGTTTAATGTTTGAGGAGTAATTGCAAGAGAAGCTCCTTGTCTTAAACTAATAGATGCGTAACCTGCTTCTAATAAAGGTAGTTTAGAAGTACCTCTTGGTAGAGTTGCAAGTTTGTATTTCATAACTTGAGTCTCATCTGGAAATGCTTCTAGTAGTGGCATATTTTCTAATGCTTGACCATAGAAAGCTGAACCTGATGCATGATCTGGGTTATATAGAGTGTAGTCTATTTCGTCGTCTGCTAGTGCAAACTGTGTTATTTTGAAAGATCCATCTCCTCTTGCAAGAAG